CTATCCTTTTATTAATATTATATCTAGCTAAAAATTGAGTTTCAAATTTTGTAAGAGAATCTCCTCTAGCTAATTTCTGTGTCATCTCAATAATACTGTGAGTTCTAAACATACTTTCAAATGTTTTTGCTGTCATAGTCATTTGACCAAGCAAGTTAAACTTATAGAAAGCATCGTTGATTCTATCAGTAGCACCTGTTCTAAATGGATTGTTACTTAAACTTTCCATAAATTTCATGTGATAGCTTCCACCAACTAGTTCAAAACCATCACCTGCTTTTTGCAATTCTTTTTTCTGAAGAGTTAAAGAGTTATCATCAGCTAATGAAATTATTCCTTTAAATATAGTTTTCATTTGATGATCTAAAAATATGTTTGCAAAGTCAGCTATAGCAGCAATTCCTGCACCACCAAGATATGTCCACTGGGTAGCTGTTTGCAGCCATTGAGCAACTCTAGTCGAAGCTGAATCTGGTTTTGTTAAAACTCGGCCTACTATTCTATCATATGCTCCATAAAACTCTTTATTAACTCTATCAATTTCTTTTTGAGATCTACCTGCTCCACGCATTTCTTTTGTGTTTGTAAATACAATATCGTCTATTGTTGCAGGTAAACCATTTTCAGTTCTAAATTGTTTTGCAAATGCGTACTTTGGTGCAATCTTTTCGTTATATGCAATGAGGATTTGTTTAAGATCTGTAACCATAAAGTCTGAAACTTCAGAGTTTGGTATATCTAAACTTCGATGCATTAAATGTTTTGATCTACCTTTACCAAAGTAACCATCTACAAAACCATCATCATCAGTTAGCTCAAGTATTTCATCAGTGGTTCTTTTAGCTCTTCTTGCTACAGCATCTGCGTCTGTATCAAGTTTAACTTGTATATATCTTTTTGTTTTAGGATCCCAATCCCAAACAGTAGGTTGCCTAGAGTAATGTCTAATAAGTCTTTGTTCGAACTCTGCTCGATTAGCCAGTATCTTCCTTTTATCAAAGTATCTTGGAAAAAAGTTTTCTTTCAAACCTTTTTCTACAGCAGTGCCATCAAGGTAGGCATTTAAATTATCAAGCCTATCTTTCATTTCATTAAGATGTTTGTCTATATTTGTTAAAGCATCTTTTTGTTTACTACTTAATTTAATATTATCTAAATATTTTAAACCAGTTGGTATATCTTGTATTCTATATGATGCCTCTAATGCTGAAGAAAGTTCATTTAACTCTTCTCTTAATGAATTTCTAAATGCTAATTGACTATCGCTTAAACCTCTACTTTTAAATTGAACCTCTAGTGGCTCTATTTTACTTGTTTTTTTAGCAATTTCTTTTTCTAAAAAATCTCTATTGGTAATAATAATATCATTAAAAGTATTATCTAATTCACCAATTCTAGTTTCTACATTAGCTTTTCTTTTTACTAATGAGGCTGTACCGCCAAGCAAACCAACTTCATTTAATAATTTATCCCATTCATCAAAATAATCTTTTAATATTTGAACAGCTTTTTTTTCTGCATCGGTAGTAGGCGTTTTGTTATGAATGTAAAGATCAGTAACATGCTGACCAAAGTCCTCAAAAGTAAGGTTTTCTCTGCCTCGAAGCTTTTGAATTTTTGCAACTGTATTACTAATTTGCATATCAGCAATTTGATAATTGCCTTGCGGAGAAACCTCTCCCCATATTTCATGTATTTGATTGTAGACATTACCCCATCTACCTGACAAAGCGCCAGCTTCTTGGAATACAGAAATACCAAAACTTTTTCCTAATTGGTTTAACTTAAATAATACACCACCATCATTTACTAATCTCATAAAACGTAGTTTTACATTTTTAGTTGCACCACTGTTTTTACCCATTACAGATTTTACTGGGGTTGGTAATGCTCTGTAAAATATTGAGTTAGTCCACCACTCACCTTCAAACAAAAGATCATCTGTTGTTACACTAGGCAATGGTGTTTCTGTGACTACTTTTTCAGGAGGTCTAGCGTTTACACCTTTAGATAAATTATCAAAACTTTCCATAGTTTCTCTAAAAGATTTAGCTATAGACTCTGCTTGTTTAGGTTGCTGTATATCTATAACTTTACCAATTCCATAACCAAGAACACTAGACACACTTTGAGCAACAATTTGTCTTAGCATTGCATCACGAATAGCCTGATCAGCTTCAGTATCTCCACTTAAATCATTTGCTAAAGTAAATGTATTGTAAGTCCCCTCGAAGAACGCAGCTTCAGCATTAGCAACTCGTAAACCCTTCATTGCCATTGTTTCATTTAATGTAGCAACAACAGCTTTTCTTGCGTTTTCTATTTGTTGAGGTGTTTCAAGTTCATTAAATGGTTCTAGTACATCAGATTTTTTTTCTGCTTCATACTTTTTTATTTGTCTAATATCTTCAGGACTTAAAAAATCTTTTCCTAAATATTTAGCAGCCTGTTTTTTACCCATAGCTTTTACTAAAGAATAAGTTCCACCAATAGCAATAAGCTCTGATATTAATACTGGATCAGCTAATACACTCTTAACAAATCCTGCTGATTCTAAAACTCTTTGAGCTTCCGACATTTCAAATCTATAATCACGAGCATTAGTTGCAGCTTCTTCATTAAAACCATAACTTTGTATATACTTTCCATCTGGTGAATTAGGGTTGATATTATTTTTTTCTAAAAATTTAATAACATCAAAACCTAAATCTCTTTTAACAGGTTTTTGTATATAAAATTTATTCCCTTCAACCATGGGACTAAATGTTTGTTTTGTATTTGCTTTAAGAGTTTCTAAGAAAGAAGGCTCAGGCTCTACAATAGGAAATGTTTTTTCAGGAAATGTAGGAAAGCTTGGTGTTAATTTAATATCGGCCATTAATTAAATCGTTCTAAATATGGTAAAAAGAAATCAACATCTTGTGGACGAATTACTTTTTCATCAACAAGTGTTTTAAAGATATCCCTATTTATAGGGTTTGCTAACATTTCAGGAAAACGCATAAACATTAATGCTTGTTCTGCTCTTAGTAATGGAACACTACCTCTTGGTGCAGTATCAACTAAATCTGTATTTAAAACTCTATCTTCATCAGTTAGTCCAGCAAGACCTTTGAATTGCATAAACTTACCGCCATTAGGATCTAACGATAATGCTCTAGAAAAATCTCTGGTATAAAATAATAAATTAGGATGCGCTGTTGGTTTATCTTCATATTCAAAAATATCTATTAAAACAGGAACACCTTCAGGGGTTTGAAGTTTTTCATACCCACCACCACCTACAGTTGGTAACATTATATAATACACACCTGATTGTTGTGTTGATTCTCTGTATTTAAAATCAATATCGTGGAAATATCTTTGACCAAATTCATCAACTACAGATCCACCAACTCCACCTTCTCCAAATAAAAATTTATCTACAAATGGTGGAAGAGGCGTAAGATATATGCCTGTTAAAGTTCTTCCAGCAATTTCAGTTGAAGTAAATCCATCTGTGGTAAATCGTCTTTGTCTTTCTAAATCACTTATGTTTTCAAATATTAATTGTGAGGCAGCAGCATCCATTGCATCTTGAGTTTTTTTACCAGCATATTTACTTCTTGCACCTTTAACTAAAGGTTTGCCACCCGATCCAGTAAGTGTACCTGTTTCAAAAAATCCAGTCATTGGATTAACAATAGAACCTAAGACTTTATTATCGTAACCATAGGTAGCGTTTATAAAACCTTTTAATATTGTTTGAAGCTCAGAACCGTTACTAATATTTCTACCCAAAGCAATAGAAGCATTTAATAAAACTTGACTACTTTGAAAGTCTGCTTCTGGATAATTATCAGCAATCCAGTCTTCTATATCTTCACCTAATCTAAGCTTTAAAAATGCTTTTACACCGCCTTCTCCTGCGGCTTGATCTGCACCAATAATTTCTTTTAATGCTTCGTCAGGAGAACTAGTTCCCCCAATATCATACAATATAAGAGCAGAAGAAAATCGTGCTACTGCTTCTGGTGGTAATTGATTTTGTCCTTGTTGCACCCAAAGGTTATTATTAACTCCGTCAGGTTGTTGCGTTAAACCTTTTGCAAACAAGGAAAATAAAAACGATCCATCTTCAGCACCAGTTTGTGCAGCCAAACTTAAACTTGCAACAAGATTAGGAACTCTAATTCCTTTATCCATGTCTTCAAATATTTTTAAACCAAGCTCAGTAAGTTGACCACTTGGTTTTACAAACAATGCTGAATTATTATAATCTATTACAGTTCCTTTAGGTAAACCTGCTAGTCCTGTGTAAACTTCATCTTCATACGTTCTAAGCTGAGAGTCAGTAGCAAAACTTCGAAGACGATCAACAGCATCTAATGCATTTTGTATTTCTATTTCTTCTTCAAATAAAGCAAACTGTTCTTTGTTGTAATCAAGTAGCCTACCTGTCTGTGTTCTAATTTCTGATTTAGCTGTGGTAATTTTTGTAGATTCAAACAAACCTTTACTAATTAAATACAATGCTGAATCTTTGTCTAAGTCTTTTACAAACTCATCAAATTCAGATTTATTTTTATTGTTTGCTATGCTTACAGCTCGATCAAGTAAAACTGGTGAAACACCTCGCCCATCTGTTTTTTCTTGTAGTGTATTCATTAAAGGTTGAATTATAGAAAGAGCAAAATCATTTAGTATTTCTGTATGATAATCTCTTTCACTTTTTTTATCTAAACCAGTTGAAACACTTGATAATATAGATGTTACATCTGCAATAGCTTTGTTTGTATCTTGCTCAGTTAATTGATCTGTTTCTTGAAGACTTCTTATATTTTGAACAATATCTACAACTTCGTTTACTTTACCTTGATCTTGGCTTGCCGTATCTTTCTTTACAAATTTATTATATTCACTATCAGCTTTTGATGATTGGCTATCAAGATAATCCTGTGTGTGTTTTGAAGTAGCTGTTTTAATTATAGATTTTATTTGATTTCTATATGAAGCAGCTTCTGCTAAAGAATTATTTGGATTGCGAAGTTTTTCTTGTAACAATCTTATTGCTTCTTTTTCACCTGTTGTTGCTGTTTCTAGTGCTTTGTTATTTGCATCTTCTTTATTTTTATCTGTAACTTTTTTTATTTTTTTAGAATTTACAGCTCTTAGCTTTTGAAAGTTTTTAAGTTCAGTTCCTTCTAAAAAAGCAATAAGAGGAATGTCATCATCATTTTTTTGCCCAATGTATTCAAAGTACAACCTTCTCATTTCTTCAGGTTTTTCGCTTTCTTCTGCTTCCTCATACAAAGATATGAATGTATTCCAAGCTTCTAAAGCTTTTGCTTTTTGAGCAGCTTCTTCAGCATCAAGTTTTTTCTTATCTTGGTCTTCAATTAATTTTTGTGTCTCTGCTTTTGGATTTACAAATGCCATTAATTTATCAAGAGCATTTTTCTGAGCTTTTTCATCTGCAAAATTAATAAGTTTTCTAGTTGTGGCAAGGACACCAGCATAAGGTCTAAGTTTATTTAACTCATCAATAAGGACTTGAGGATCTTCTTGACCGTCAACATCAGTTTTTTGCTGCAAATTTACAACTATACTAATTTGATTTTTTAAATTTTCTAATTCTGTAGAACTTAAATTCTGAACTGATTCTAAGTTTGTAAATGCTTCTACAAAAGCATCACCTATAGCATTTGTTGCTACTTGATTAATTTTACTTTTTGCTTCTGGTGGAGCTTGATCTTCATAATTTGTTAGACCTGAAATTAAATTATCTAGATCTAATGGATTTCTTGATACATCAAATCCAGCAATAAAATTATTTATATCAGGTTCTATTAAATCAAAATATTCATTACCTTCAGCAGTTTCTATTTCATCTAAAGCATCTGAGTTGTTTTTAAACGATGTAGCTAGTTCGTCTAACTTTAACCCTTCACTAAACTGTCTTATAAATTTAACACGCTGTCTAATAGTTGGATCTTTAATTGTAGGTATTAAAGAAGGATTAGTAAATGCAGCTTCTATTCTTAATCGTTCAGATTCAGGTAATCCTTTAGTTGACGCAGAAAGCAAATTTGTAATTGCTGCTGCTTTAGAAAAAGCAAGTTTATCTTGGTTTTTAACAAATTCTATTTTGTCTCCACGAAGAGCAAAGTCTTCCTCAATAGCTGTAGAAAGAGCATCAGCCATATTAAAAATTTCACTAACTGACTCTGGTGTATTTGCCATTGCAACAGATTTGGATAAAAGTCTTTGTGCAAAGAAAATATTTTCTTCTGATCTTTTCTTAGCTAATTTTAATGCAGCTTCTTGTTCTTTAAGTTCTAATGTTAATTGTGTCTCTCTGAATATAGCTCCACCTGCATTAGCTATAAACTCACCAAACCTACCATCGGCAGCTTTATCCATTGCCTTTAAATAGTCACCAAATCTTTTATTATACTCAGAGGAACTAATACCTTCATTTACCATTTCAGAAGATTTTAACTGTAATTCTTCTGTCATTGATTCTTCGAATCTACGTTCAATAACTGCTTTATATGCTTCTTGGGAAACCAATCCAAAATCAGGTGGTAGTGCAAAAGCTTTTGGTTTTCCGTCTTTATCAAACTCTATAAGGTTTTGTTTCTTTACAGCTTTAGCTGCATTAGTTCCTTTTTCTACAGCTTGAGATCTTAGAAAAGGAGCTAAATTATTTGCTATTCCATCAACAGTCGAAGCAAGTGTTTGCCAAGTTCGATCAGCACCAGTGTTAACATTTACAACACCTATCCTTGGTAATCTTGCTCTTCTTTCTTGTCGTACAATAGCCATTGTTAAACACCATATATTTTATATTTTTGATAACCGCCAGCAAGTGAACCAAGTGCTTGAAACATAGCTGCTCGTTGTGCTTGTTTACCACGTTCAATTTCAATAAGACTTGCTAGTTTTGTTTGACCTTTTTCAAGCGCAAGACCCTGACTTAGTGTTGCAATATCTTTTACTAATACCTGACGTTCAGAACCTTGAACATCATAGAAAGCTCTCTGAACACCTATGTTTTCACCGCCACCACTTTGAAAAGAAAAAATAGCATCATTAGATTTAAATGCTTTTTCATACTCTCTAATACGAATTGCCATATTATTTATAGCTTGAGCCTCATCAGCAATGCCTTGTATTTCTCTTGCTTCTGCTTGTTGCTCTGCTTGCCCTCTAGCTGCTCTACCAGCCGCTAAAGAAGAAAAAGCAGATAAAGCTCCCATTATTAAACTTACAGCCATTAGAATACTAACTCCGCTATTAACCCATTTACCTGCAATGGTAGTGGGGCTGATTGTGTTATTGTTACTTGTGGATCTGCATTGTACCCAAGCAATCTAAATTCATGTTTGCCAGTAAAAGCTTGCTGCTGCAAAGAAAGATCATCAGTAACATTTCTTATAATCAAATTAGTTCCATTAACACTAACAGACAATGTATTATTTAAATCAAGAAAAACACTGGTAACACCTCTAGGTATTCCAGTTAGTGGGCCACCTGCTATAGAAACATCAATAGGATTTGTAGTTAACGTAACATCAAAATCAAAACCTATTTCGGCAGAGGTAAGTGTAGCATCTACAGAAGACACATCTACATTCCCACTAGCTACAGTAAACTGACCAATATAGTTATTACCATTTACTACTTGAACAACAGCACCATTATTGAAATCTGCGGACACATCAAATACACCAGATGATCCAGTAAACACAGTAGACATATCAGTATTCTTGGTTGCTACAAATTCACAAAGAACGTGCTTTTCAGTACCATCACCCAAATTAAAAACAACATTAGCAAACACTCGATCATCAATCGTACAAGTAGAAACAAAAGTTCCAGCACAAGTAAACTCAGTCCACCCTGCTCTATTTTCTGCACGATTAGAATTAAATACAGCTATTGTTCCATCAGCATTAGTAATAAACAAATAACTTTCTGATCTATTCAAAGCACCATTAAAAACATTTTGCTCAATAGGGGTTTTAATTAAATGCGAAGAAACAGTAGATATTGGACTTGCAACATAAGCAGCTTCAGTATCGCTAAACAAAAACTCTCTAACTATTGCTCCACCTTTTTGAGTAAAGACAGTTGCCCCATCAAGTATAACTGGTCTTTCAAATCCAGATCCAAAAGATGTTTGCCTTCTTACCTGAACATTAGTTGGAGTCATTGGTTGGTTTTGAAATGCAGGTAAATACATTTCAGAAGATGCAGTAAAGACTTGTAAATCTCTATTAGATATTACATGGCGTATTTGGTTTATCTCACCAATACTTGCAGTTACTTGTATTGAATCATTGTCAGCAGCAGTACCCACATCAAAGTTATAATACTTGCCACTCTTGCTCATAAATATTGCGTCTGGTTGAGCAACAGTTCCAGCAAAGACTAATCTGTTTTCATGAAATGCAACAGCAGCAGGAAAACCTCGAAGCGAAGAAAAAGACTGCTCATCCCAAGTTGTTATTGGTGCATGGCTTTGAATTTGAGGAGTACCGCCACCATCTTCAGAACCAGTAGCACTAGCAGCAGCAGCAAAAACAAAATGATCATCATCTACAATAGAAGCTACAGAACGAGTACCATTTAAATTAGTATTAGCAATTCCACCTACTGTTGCTGATCCAGCTATAACAATAGAATCACCAACACTTAATCCGTGATTAACCATAGTTACTTCAACATTTGCAGAACCTTGTTCAGTTCTAAAAGGCGCAACATCTAACTTTACAGTAAGCGTATCAAGTATATCTCCTGTTGCTACTGTTGAACTTGTAACACCAGTTATTTCTATCTCTGCTCCATTATATCTTATTGTTGTACCAATATGTTTTGATGGAGAAGATGTATCCCAATAAGCAGAACTTGTTGTAAGTGTTACTCCTGATCCAGAAGTAGCAGAGGGATCAAGAGTTACTCCTGACTTTTGAAAATTAAAATATGGTTGATAAACTTCTTTATTATCTGATCGTTGATCAAAAACAAAAGGCTCAACCTGAAAAGAAGAAAGACCTGTTCTAATTAATTGTTGAGGCATAAACAAAGCATGACAAATAAACATTACATCTCCAGCTTGAGCAAATGTATATTCATGCAAATAATCATGATCAAACTTTAATGTTTGACTGTTAACATCCTGAGTAATTGTAGCAGTCAAAGAAACAGCACCAGTAGTAGGACTTAATAAAAATACTCTTACTTTTTGATGCTCAAGAGAAACTATATATTGCTCATCATCAGAAAATATAAATGGCAACAATCTAGCTTGCTGCACCTTTGTACCATCAACAGTTATATCAGCAAACTTGTATATATGTTCTAAAGCTGGACGCTTTATTACACCACCCTCTGCTCGAAGGAAAAAGTTTTCTACTCTTTGTGCTGATTGATTATATAACTCTGTATCTGTTCTTGAATACAAAGAAGGACTTACTTCACCGTATTTGAAGTTTGTTAATGGAACGCGAACCTTTTGCATTTAGCTTCGCCTTTGTGCAATAAATCTTGATGTATTTAGTTTTCTTGTTGTTTGTTGTTGAGAATCAATAGTTCTAGCTTTCATCATAGCAGTTTGCGCTTGTTGAGCCATAAGATTAGCTAATTGTGCATCTCTTGCTAAACTAAAAGCAAACACTCTTGCTAACTCTAATTCCAAAGCAATTGTAAAATATGAAGGAAAATCTGTTTCTTCTGCTCTATAAGTATAATCAAGAATTACTACTGAGGTAGCATCTTCATCAGCATATATTTTGTTACCATATGTTTGATACTCAATCGGAGTATCATTAACAGTAACAGCATGTGTCATTAACCATCCATCTGGTAATTGATATGCAGCATCATATCGTCCTGTTGGTGCATCTGTTAACCTATTCAATATAGCCTGATTAGTAGAAAATCTCCAACGAGAAGATGTTAAAGAAGCCCTAGCTATATCTTCATAAACATTAGAGGCTACAAGAGCCTCATTATTTCCATCATCAAAAGAAGTTATAGGATCAGCACCAATCAGGATTAAAGCTCTTGCACAAATATCTATAGCTGAGTTTGCTGGTGTACTTGTTACTGCCATTTCTAATCCTTAAAAAAGGTGGGGCCGAAGCCCCAACCTACTAGTCGCTGTCAGTTGCTGTGACTGTTAAGCCATCAGTTACGTCAATCGCGGTTGCCGAAACATCCTTTGCGTAAACAAGACTAACTGCTGGTGTACCACCTGTTGATGTAACAGCAATAATTACGTCCAAAGAACGAATCATGCCAATCGCATCGTTAAAGTAGTTAGCAGTGTTTACATCACCGATTGCATCTGTTGTGGTGTAGTGCCAAAGATTAACACCAGAACCACCAGACAAACGAGTTAGTCCACTTGCACTATAAGCCATTTTCTAACCCTCCTAGTTATTATCTAGCAGTTCGTATACACCATTGTCATCGATGACAACAGAACCCATTGACATCATTGATGTCGCTAGGTGTGATACTTTTTCTGCTACATAGTTTACCTCAGTTTGAACATCAGAGTTCACACCAAGTCCAACTGCTCTCATGTGGTAAACAAAGTTCTTACCACCAGCTACAGCCGATGTTGAAAAGATCTTGAAGCCCAAGAACTCTTTCATTGTCATACCGCCAGCAAACGGTAAGTTTTGTGGTCCAACAAAATCACTTGAAGCAAATTCTGTAATGTTAAACAGATCCGCAAAACCAGCAGGAGACATAGCGATATAACGCTGTCCATCTTCTGGAATGCTTGCATTACCAAATGTTTCAAATGCAGATAACAAATCTGCTTTTTCAACAGCAGATGATGTATCGTGAAGTTGAGTTGAGTTAGCACCAGCATCCATTGCTGTTGTAATCAAATCATCAGTCTTACGACCCAATGCAGCAGCAGCACTTTCGGCAACAGCTTGACGTTCGTTGATATTAATTTTCAACTCATCAAGTTTGTCGATATACTCAGCAGCATAGAAGTCAGACATTGTTACTTCCACATTAGTATGTGTTAACTCCATAGGAGTAACATTACCATTGCGTGATTTAGTTGATGCAGTGCCAGTTCCAATCTTTTGGAATCTAGCAGTGCTGCCTGTCACATTCGTAGAACGAATGGTATTACGCAGTTTAGAACCCATGCGCTGGTATGCAAGATGCACATCGGTCTCAAACTGTTTAATAAAGGCTTGGTCAATAGTATTAGCCATTTTACAGTTCCTAAGTTAAGTTATGTTTGCATCTTGGGTGTCCACTTAGCATCCTCAACGAAGGTATCCTTTCGGGCTTCTCAGTGCGTTATGGGCCTCGATAATTTATCTACAACATTATTTATCTCAGGATTGCAACGCACAAAATCAATAAATTCAATATTTTTTCTCTGAGAACAGCCAACAGGCTCAAACCCTAACCAAGCTGCCCACTGTAACATATCTCCATAATCAGCCTTAATACACATAGAAAGCATAGGATATGTTTGATCAAAAAAACTTATTAACATCTTTGATCCTCTAGCTAATGCAAAGAAGTTATCTCGTATCTTTGTAGAAAACATAGCAAACATCTGAGGAACATCATCATCAAAAAATAAACCACCGACAAAAACTATTTCATCGCTTTTGTCTCTTACTAAATATACTTCACTATTTTTTGTAAGATCTTTTAATGCAGTTAAGATATTTGAGTATCGTTCTAACTCTAGTAGCTCTTTAATATTTTCTGGGTGAATAACATGAATAAATTCATATATATGATCATCATAAAAGGGAGTTAAGTAGTAACCCCCTCTTTTCATTATTCTTACTTCATCCGTAAAGTTTCTGGAATCCATCATTGACCATCTTAATAAAATTTGGATCTTGTTGAGATCGATCATGATATCTTGGATCTTTCATCATTTCTTCTAATCGAGCCTGACTTATTGCACCAGTAGCAGGACTAGCATCAACAACAGATGGATCTTGCATTTGTTCCATCATAAATTCTAAAGCAATAATACCATCACTAGTTTCACACATACGTTCTAAAGCAGGTAACATTTCTTCTGGAAAAAATTTATTAGCAAATAAAGATGCAGCCTCAATCCTAGCCTCTGAATTTTCTCCAAGCTTAGAAGCCTCTACATCTAAATCAATTTCTTCAGGTTGAGCAGCCATATAAAACTCAATACCCTTTTGAAATTCTTCATGAGAATACTTCATATCATGACAATGTTTTGCCCAGTCCTGAAGTAAATCAGAACCCATAGCTTCATCAAAATCAATGTCAGCAGGTAGTTTGTAATCGCCAAAAGAATCGGGAACACCTTCTTTCGGTTGATCAAGCTCCTCCATCAACTTGGCTTTTATATCTTCTTCTTTCTGTCCAAGTTTTGATTCTAATTCTTTATACGCTTTGCCTAGTTCAGATGGATCATTAAATTTTTCTGGCAACCATTCAGGACGTTCAGAAGTTGTAGCTTCCTCAACTGTTGCCTCTGAGGTTTCAGTTGAGGCAACATCTTCTACAGTTGTTGTTTCTTCTTCACTCATTCTTACCCTCTTTAGATTTAATTAAAGATCCATGATTAGCTCTGGAAGATAATAATCCAATAACAAATCTTTGACCTTCTAAATGCCGCAACTCATCATTAGATATGTTTGGTCCATTAGCAATGTCAGTTGTAATTGATTTTAGATACTGCATAACTGACTGTCCTGAAGGTGTAGCCAGTAAAGCAGCAACATCTAAACTAATTTGTTCATCAAGTTTTTGGGATCTTTGTACTCCATCAATCCCAACATAAGGTTTTTTACTCAAGCTTTACTCCATTGGTTGTGGTGCTTGAGCCTGACTTTGCTGCATTTGCTGCATTAATGCAACTATTTCTTTTCTTTGTGCCTCATCTCTTATTAAATTATCTGGCACTCCAAACTTTTTGGCAAGGTAAGCAGCAGTCTCTTCGCTGTTTACTAATAGCTGTAAAGTTTCAGGGCCAAATGCACCTTGAGTTAATTCAAGGAATCTTGAGATAGCAGTAATATCTTGATTGGCTTGAGCTTGTGCTAATGGAGATACAGACTTAACTTTTACTTCTCTACCATTAACAGTTGGCACTTCTATACGGCCTTGTTTTTTTAGTATATAAATAACTCTTTGAAGAACAGGCTGGACTAACTCAGCTTGTAATCTACCAAATGCAGAACCAATACGTCTTGATAAATCTGCCATACGCTCTGCTATTTCTGTTGCAGATGCAGGAGTTTTATTAGGATCTCCAAGCATATCATTATACAAAGCACGTTTAATATTGTTTCTCATATCTCCCAAAACTAATTGAGCAACATCGAAACGACCAGCAGCTTGTATAGGTTGCAATCCAGCAGATCCCATAGCTTTAGGAATTATAGTCCCTGGAACGAGATTAATTGTATCAGGGTTTATTACCCCATCATCTTCCATTTGATATATACCAGAGATAGACATCTGTGCATTTTCTAATATCAACTCGATTGTAAGATTAGTTGTTTTAATAGAAGACAATGCATTGATTAATGGGCCACGACCATAAACTTCACCAGCACATTTTGACCAACGAAAACAAATAAATGGATTAGATCCAAGACCCTGCATTTCTCTTTTAAATATTACAGACTTTGTTGTCATGCAAATTGCATAATGAAAGTTTGCATTTACATTAGGTGATGCATAGTTTTTGCAAACAATCTCAAGAACTGTAGTTGTTTTATCACCAGCACCCTGAACCATAGAATTTACTTCAGGAGAAAACTTAGCTTTGGGATATAACTGTTCTAACTGATTAAATCTTATGTTCTTACGCTCTCGAAACACATGATCGATATTATCATCGGGGCCAGTATCAAGTATTACATGAGGCAAAGGTATAGCTGAAAAACGTATAGGATTAATTGCATCGCCTTCTTCGCAAACCAAGATACCAGTCCCGACTGCCAAGTCCATGAATGACTCATGAACTTCTTGTGCAAAGTTTGAGTTTTGAATTACTTCGAATACATAATCAGTAACTTCATCTAGCTCGTTATTAACTTCTTCTCTGTTTTCTTTTGGAACTTCTGAGCCAGCAGTTAAATCAGCCCATCGAGCAAAGTTAGGCACAAGACCTGATTGCAATCTTGATGCAAACTCTTGAACACCAACTACAGCAGTTTCATCAAATATTTTATCATCACGCCTTTGACCTATCGTTTCATGATAAAAACTTTCTCTTTGAGGCAATGCATATTCATAACATTCTTCAAAAAGAGGAACAAAGTTTTCGCGTTTAGCTTTTGCTCTGTTATATCTTTCAAGATAATTCTTGGCTATTTCATCCATTAGAGACCAAACCTTGAGAAATATCCCTGACCTGTTTTAGCAGTAAGTAAACTTCTACGACCTCGACCACCTGAACGTCTTGATCTTCGCAAAGCAGCCATGCTTTTTCTTTCAGGGTCATCAAAAATATTTTCGCCTTGGCGATCTAATTGACCTTGAGTAACTATTTCTTCAGACGGAGCATCCATTTTAGCTTGCTCCAAAGCGTCTGCTTTTGCTTCTTTAAGATCGGCTTGGGCTGTGTCTTTTGCTGCTTCGGCTTCCGCTTTGTTTTCTTTGAGTTGTTCATCTATCTTTGGATCTCTTTTTCTGCCACACATAATTAGCTCCTAGTTTTGTAATGCATATGCACATAATTAAAAAAACATCAACGCACAATTACATACGCGCCCATAATCCTTGTCTTCTTGATTTTTGTTTATGTTTAGAAAAAACATCAAAGTTTTTGCCAGCAACAACAGGACGTGCAGGTTTTTGGTTATTTAACAATGCTCTACCCTCACCAGCACCTAACATCATATATTGTAACGCATCGTGAATATGCGAGTACATATTCTTGTCTGGCTTATCTGCATATCTTTCGCCACTTACTTCCATACGTTTATATTGATAGCCACCTTCAAAACCTTTGATAAGTTGCTGACACCTTCGATCAATTAAAAATGCTGGCTTGCCCTCGACCATCTTAGTAAGCTGGGATGATACAGCTTCCAACCGAAGATCTACAGAGTTAGAAGGGGCTGGGAATGCCCTCAAGCCAGCACCGCGCAAGATGTGGAAGGGAGTACTCTCATCTGTCTGCGCTCTAAAATCCCCAGCAGGATCGCCATATATATACACCTCAGATGCTTGAGAAAATCGGGAGGAGATTTCCTCACGCAATACTTCAGCAAACCTAACAATCCCCATATCAAAAGCCACTATCTCCGACTGCACAAGCCAGCGACCTCTGATCTTTTGTCCAAGAGTGGCTGCTGGAGTCAACCCAAAGTCCAAGCCAACGTATAGCGGATAACCTGCTGCAACCGCTACTTCTTCTTTGGCTATATGTACTTCTGCCGCGAACATTGGATAGATCGGCTTCCCATCTTGGATACTTCCTAATCTATTCATAACATATACATCAATCCAGCTTTTTGTTTTACCCCTGATTAAATTAGGATAATAACCTTCAAGCATATGTTTTCTGTTCTCTGAGTCTTTATTTGGTTCGTAATCTACAATCTCACCCTCTTCATCTTTTACTTCAATCATTCCAGAGGGTTGTGTAAAGAACTCCCAGTTGTCTGGTTTAACTAACATCCTAGCCTGTTCTCTCGGAATATGATCAGGAACAGGAACTTCACCCGACATAATAGGCCACCAGTGATCTTCTTCAGGGGCGTTAGTATCACATATTACCCCTGACCAACTCGGCCCACCTTCACGCATAGAAGGGAATCGACCAACACGCATTGTACACGCATCGATAATAGACTTGGGAACTTCTCTAGCCTCATTGACCCAGACACCAGTTAGCTCAAGTGATAAAAGTTTTTTGACATCTTCAGGTCTGTCTAATGCTAAGAAGATAACCTCAAGCTCTAAGTCATTCTTTTTAATGTTGTGAGTATAGGGAACTGACCAAGTAAACTTTCCCCATACATCTTCAGGAAACCAATCAAGCCAAGTCTTAATAGTAGTTGTTCGAAGCTGTGGGTTTGTATTTCGAATGATTGCCCATCTACTTCTTCGAATACCTTTCTCATTCTTCTTTTGCATTAAGGCTCTACGAAAAACCTCAACACAACAGCCAACAGATTTACCAGAACCTACTGGCCCTCGAATGCCACGAAAGAAAGTATCATCCTTCATAAAAGCCTTTAGGATATCACCATCAGGCTTATACTTAAACTCAGTCATTAGTTCTTTCTAAACAAACTTGGCTTTGCATATTCTTGTGGCATTTTCATACTACCACCGCCACCTTTGCCAGATATATTTCTAAATTTTATTTTACTTGATCTTGCTTTAGCGGCTGCTTCTGCTTTTTTAAATGCATCTGTTTTTACAATATTATACAATGCTTTTAAATTTTTTTGATTATCAGAAAAGTTTTGTTTAGTTAATTTATTCATATAAGAAAAAGAAACGCCTTTGCTTTTTGCATAATCAGCCATTTTCTTTACAGAATTTAATCTTTCTTTTCTTAAAGCTTGGCTCTGTTCTATATGAGCTATCTGCTGTCTTATCTTTCTAGCATCAAAAGACTCAGAAGAGTTAACATATTTTACATTAAATTTAGTCATCTAAGACCTTTATCGACCCCAAACTTAATCATAGTCTCTGCAACATCAGGGCCAATGTTGTCGATTACATTATCAAGCATCTTATTAGTAACAAAAGACTTGCCATGCTTTTCATCGAAGTGTTGAAAGTGTACCTTCTTTACTATTCTTCGAAGCATTCGAAGCTCTTCTGGTTTAAGCATATCAACAAAACTCATTTTTTAGGTTTTGCCTTTGATTCATCTATATTAGGCGTAGAAGGATCATCAGATTTAAAAGTACCCTTCTTACTACGAGCCTTTACTGGTTCAGCACCTTCTTCTAATTTCTTAGAATAACTCATATGATTTTCTTCAGTCCAAGTTGATCCATGCAATTCATGGATCGGACCTGTCCATAATTCACCAGTAGATTTAATATACCAAGCCATTACTTAGAATCCATTATCTTCTTTTGTAAATCCTTTGGTAAAGTCTTTTGCTTTTTAGTTAGCAAAGTTTTTTTCTTTTTCTTTGGTCTTCCGACCTGTGAACCATAAGTTCCTTTTCCCATAGGCATGTTTCTATCCTTTCCTATATGGTTTTACTTTCCTAGCAATCTTTTTCGGTTGAGCCACAAACTGCTTACCCTTTGCCTTACCCTTTCGTTTAGCTCTGGTTGTAGCTGCATATTCAGCATCACTAAGAGCAGCAATAGCCGCGCTAGGTAAGTACCGTTCACCTGTCTCACTAGACTTTTTGCCAGACTTGGTGCGCCACTTCTGTTTGCCCCAGTTAAGTAACGACTTTTGTGAAGCCTTCACTTTTTAATAACCTTAAAACCACTCTTTTCCATTCTTCTTATCATAGATTTAGAAAAAAATGGTTTGAGATCATCATCTGGAACTTTTTTGAAAAGTTCCATTAACTCTTCCAAAGATGCTTTTTTTAGATCTTTTCTAATTAATGTCGGTCTTTTAGCCATTGGTTGTCTCCTTTACTTATAACCGCCACCGCGTTTTTTGTATTCCTTGGCAAGAAGCTGCGCCTTTCGAGCAGACCACTGACCAGCAGCCGTACCATGTGTAGCTCTTGCCTTAATTCTTTGAAACAAAGTCTTTCTCATCTTGGGCTTTGTATAATTACCAGCTTCATTTACTGCCATTTTTCGTCTTCTCAAATATTAAATCTTGAACTCTTACTAACTCATTCGTCAACTTTTTATACGTTGGATTCTTCATAAGTTTATTTTCTCTTGCATCGAGGAGGGTATTCATAGTCTTCCCAAAAGCTTTTTTCAAAAGACTTTTATCCTTATAAATAAATCTGTCACCATCCTGCCCAGCTTGTTCAGCAACACCAATGCCAGACGCATCCTCCATAACCTTAATACGTTTCTTTAACGTAGAAGCTTTCTTCCTTAAATCAGATACACTTTCTGCCATTACCACTTCACCTTATGAGACCAATACCTTGCACTCAACTTGCTAGGGTTAGCATCTTGTGCATTATGCCTAGCGTAATAACTTCTCTTCCTTGCTTTGTCCTTTGCAGACTGAGGATTCTTTCCAGCACCAGTTACTCCTTGTTGACCAAACCTAATTGTCTGTACCTTATTCCCATCTTTAGCCACAACAACATGACTCTTGGTAGGATGATTAGGAGTTCTCTTGGGTTTGTTAACACCACTAACGCCAACTCGCTTTAATAAACTCTTAATCTTATCTGGACTCGGTAAACTCATATTCGACCCTTAACATAGAAAAATATTTTTTGCATCGTACTTTTTGAAAAAAAATGTTTGCGGTGGACTACTAGCAAGATTAATGGTTTAGTTTTTGACCCGCCCCCCATGTCTACGTTAAATTCTGAGTAGCACTTACGCAGGAACTGTATCGCGAGCAGCACAGCGTCACGGAGTGGCGTCGTGCGTTCCGAGCAAGATATGTGTGCGTAGCACTCCGTATCCCATCAGCCAAGGTCTATGCTCACCTTAATATCTCCAGCTACCTGCACCTGCGCTCTATCTATTGGCTTGAACCCTGCTCGATCCAGTATATCCTTGGCTGCTTCCAACTGTACATGCTCTGATCTTGCGCCCTGTGCTAGAGTCATCACCTTCGCTGCTGCCATCGTAGCATTGAGGCCTAGCTGGTCTTGGATACGCGACATCATATACTGCTGCACATGTGGGAGCCGTATCGTTTTGCTTGCACTGACTCTTCCTGATTCACCCTGTGCGTATCCAGCGTCAGCTGCGGCTTGTCTGATCGAGCATCCAGTTGCTACAAGCGTATCAACCAGACGTGTCTGTTTTGGCGTCAGTTTCTTTCCTACTAAGTTAGTCATCTGTTACTCCTTACTGCCCCCCTCTCCCTCTCTCCCCCCATCTATACCACGCCAAAATAGTCCTTTGTCAACGCACATTATGGATCATTTCCGCAATTATTGTGCGGCCTTGCCGCGCTCTTTTTTGCGGAAACCGCGTCACTCATCAAAGACGGAGACTAGGGTCTCCGCCGCCTGTGGGCGGTGAGTACCGACTTGCTCAGGGGATTTGTCTTGTAAATCCCCTCGCTATCGCTCACCCATAAACCGCTTTTAACGGAGCCGCGCAAGGGCGCGGCAAGATAAAAAAAGAGATAGAATATTTGAGCCGAGTCGGTAGGTCGGTCTCACTTGTAATAAATATCGAGCAAATCAGTTACAACAACAATAGCGGCTTTCATACACCTTTGCCTTTGCGGATGCTGTTAACCTGCCTGATAGGGGCAGGGCATCCGCGCATATGAACCTTCCGCGATTGAGGTTGTAACGGTCGCCACTGGTATTGCCATTGCAGTTTACTTGGCGCGGACTAAGGCCGCGCATGTGGCTTTTGCTCGTTATTTTTTACAGACTCAACCGACCTACCTTGGTCGGTTCAAATTGAAAGTTAGTTATAAAACATGGAGTATAAAATTATGACAAATCTTTTTAAGCATATCGTTGAAACTTATACAAACCCTACAGAGTTATATTTCACTGAGGATAATATGTCAGACGGCACAGACGGTTGGCGTCATGTTGATAGCTTAGAATATCACTGTCGCAGGAAGCTACAGCGAGAGATCGAAGATCTTGAGTTTTGGATTCCGAGACAGGCTGACAGAGAAGCTAAAGCGGCTTACTGGGCTAACCTATACCGCAAGCAATACACAGGTGACGAGATATCAACTAATAATCTCAAAGCTAGCGCGGCAAAATGGAAGGCGGAAGCTTTCGGTTTGCGAGTTATGGAATCAGAACTTGCAAAGATGCAGAAAGCTTACAAGAAGCATTTTGGCATGTCTTACACTTCTATCAAAGCTCAGCCAGATGCAGAGATTCCAGAAGACATAGCTTCCACTCTCGCAGAGATGGACAGCTTGTCGAAAGCTTCATAACATCAGAAGCAGATGAAAAGTTTGAGGGGGTTGTGAAAACAGCCCCCAAAAAATTTTTCGCTCGCTTCGCTCGCTTATCTGATAGTTGCCAGTTCACCGAGTAAAGAGAAGCCTAGCATAAAGGATCACCCGAGCCTGTTGCCAGGCTTCGCTTTGCTCAGACTGGCGGACACAGTCTCTTCCTTCGGACTGGGCTTTCGCGCCCAGACGACGACCAACGCTTGCGCCCGTTGGATCAGCTTTCAACTGGCTCATCGAACAGACACTAGCACCAAGCTTGACCCTGCGACTGAGAGTGAGGGTGGGGCGGTAGTGTGTGTGTCAAAATAAAGTAGAGAAAGACATAAATGAATTTGACTTTCTCATCAATGAATTGTATAAATTGTTTTATAACAGGAGTAAAAATATGCAAGACCAAGAAACAGCGGTGGCTGACCAAAACACGACTGAAGTATTATCAGTAAGAGAATCAAGACTAGCAGTAGTCTTGTTCGAACTACTCAAACCACAGATTGAAAAGATGATTGATGCTAAACTTGATGGCTTCAAAGAATCTGAAATGCATTCTTTATCAGAGTTTGATTTAGGTGAGCATGAATCTGCAATCAATGATATGATCGATGATTATATTCGATACAATATTACTATCACTTCAACCATAGACTAGGAGGAAAGCTATGTACGATAGAGATAACCAACCAGTAACAGTCAAACAGCTTTGGAAGCTGAATGATGTGGCTGCTGAAATCTTTGATCTTAAAGTTAAGAAACTTAAGATCGATGGTGAATCACCTAAAGGTAAAGGTGAACATTTAACTACAACTGTTCCAATGCCTTTGACCAAATCAAATGCTGGTGAATTGATTGAGGCATTGTTAGACTTGCGCGATTCATTGCGCGAGTATGTCGGCCATGTTGAAGAACATGGTGCGCCAGCTAAACTTCATGAGTTAATGGGAGTATCTAAAAATGAAATTAACTAGACAACATTTTGAGTTTATAGCTAATGAAATTGCACCATTGTGTGATGTCTATCAGCTAGACGCTCTTACTGAGGCGGTGAGAATCGCCTCAAAGAATCCTAGGTTTGACTCAGATAAATTCAAACGTAGGGCTAAGTTAGCTTGGGATAAAGCATTTATTGATAGCGAAAGGTTTACCTGTCGTGATGAAATCCCTTATTGAGAGGAGTGCAATTATGCAAATCACTTATAATAAAAAACGGTACAAGATGAGTACCAATGATCTTATGGCTTGGGGTGGATACATTCCACTCTGGGTTGTGCAATGGAATCTACACCATGCAATGGGTAGTGATGAATCTTTGCTCGATCACCTTGATAAATGTTATAAGGCTCGAGCAGGTATGGGTATCAAAGAACGACCTATGGGTGGTGAAATAGATAGCGAAGGCGTCTATCGATATCCAGAAGATGAACCAATGTATCCTTACATGACATGGGATACGCGTGAAGGTCAGGTATATTTCTATCCATACTCTGTGATGGGTATACCTGATGGTGATACACATTATGCTACGAGGATGGATTAATGGGTGATGAATATGTAACCTGCCCTGAATGTGAGGGTGATGGCTTCAACTATTATGAGCGACCAGTAAAACGATTTAGCGCAAGCGACATCGGTGAACTGGAAGAGTACCGAGCAGACTGCGATAACTGTGATGGCAGTGGTGAGGTGTTGGCTCTGATCGATGATGAATGGGGAGACCATTGACAAAATAAAAAGGCCTGTTGCATAAATGCAGTATGCTAATAAATTATTTCGAGCAGTTGAAGGCAATGAGCAGTGAGCTAGAGATACCTCTGAAGAAAATATTTCATCGAGCAGGTATCCCTAGCTCAACTTATTATCGAACTCTCAAAGGTGATACCCAGCTATCGTATGATACATCTTTGAAGATAGCCAACATGATTGAAATAATTAAAACAGGTAAATGTAAACGCAAAGACAAGCGTGTGTTATGACAAACTTCTCACACTATGTAACTGAAACGAAAGTGACCGACAGTTACGCAGATCTGGTAGATCAGTTAGTGCAAAAGAGAAATGAACTTGGATACTCACAAGAAAAATTAGCTGATCGTGTGGGGTGCGCTTCATCTTTGATTCACAAATGGGAGCAATACAAACGTGTGCCATCTGGTTTCATGTTGACGTGTTGGCTAGATGCACTTGGCTGTAAGATCGAAATCCGCTCGAAAGATTCTTAATAAAACTTACCATAAATGCGATGCGTGTGGTAACAAGGTAGAATATTTTGTACAAATTTTAGCATCAATAAAAAAAGCAACTTATCATACAGTGTGTATGAGTTGTTATGAGGATGACACATGGGAAACAAAAATAAGTCTAAAGGCAGTTACCACGAAAGAAAAATTACCGAGTGGCTCAACGACCAAGGCATCCAAGCAAAAAGAGTTCCGCTCTCAGGATCACTTGGAGGAGAATGGTCAGGAGATATCCACCTCACATTGGTCGGACGACATGTGGTAGGTGAAGTTAAGTACAGAGATAAATCAAATTTTCCAAGTCCGTTTACAGTCTTGGATAATAGAGACATTGCGTTCTACAAAAGACGCAGTGGCAAACCGCAAACGATTGTCATCATGCCTGATGAGTTGTTTGCAGAATTAGTTGGAGAGAGTAATGCAAGAAGCGCAAAACAAGATGATTAAAAAGTTCCTCGAAGAAGGTAATACTATTACTGGTATGGTAGCACTCAATAAGTTTGGGTGTTGGTGTTTACCCAGAAGAATCTGTGATATCAAAGAGACTGGATTTCCAATCGAAAGCCAGTGGATCAAAACAGATTCAGGTAAACGCATCAAAGAATATTGGATGTCAAATGATAAGATTAATGCAATCTTAGTTGATTGAAAAAAACCCCTAGGTGTGGTAGCCTAGGGGTCAGTCGATATATTGCAATCCTAAGCAGGGATTACAGGAGGAGTATAACTATGCATAAACCACATGAGTTATAGTGGGATCTTACTAGATGAAGTGATGTCTTGGCAAGTCCCAAATGCTCAGATCAAAATAATATTACTGATCTTAGCGGATCATACAGACTTATACGGTGTCTGTTACCCAAGCATCGAGCGGATAACTAAGCTATCCTGCATGAGCAGGTCTTCAGTCATTCGATCTATCAACTGGTTAGTAGAAAATGAAATTATAATCAGGCACAGTGGCGGCAAAGGTCGACCATCACTGTACCAATTTTCAATAGTAAAGGAATCTGAAATGAAAAAGAATAGTGTCACACAGACACACAAAGGTAATAAAGTTATAGATATAATAGACTATATACATCCTTCGGGTGTCTCACAGACACTACCCTTCGATGAGTTCTGGGAGTTGTATCCAAGAAAAGTTGGCAAGGGTCATGCTCGTTTGGCTTTCAAGAAAGCTTGTGAAAAGGAAGAAGCTTCTGTCATATTGGTTGCTCTTCATAAGTTTGTTAAAGTTATGGAAGACAAAGAAAAACAATTCATACCTCATCCGACTACATGGTTAAATGGTGAACGGTGGGATGATGAGATCGAAGACGTTGCACCAAAAGAAGGTACGAATACAGATCGTCTTAAAAATATTTTACAATGGCAACCTGAAGCTATCGAGGATAAGAAATGAATTACGAAGAACGCACACGCAAGATTGGTACTTGGCTAGTCAAGCTGCTCAAACGATACTCACCACCTGCAACTATGGATGATGAGACATTGCGTGAAGAGATGAATCTAATTGTAGGTGACATCAATAAACACATCCCATCTCAGTTTGAGGATGTTGATATTGAACAAACCTTGGGAAAGATAGACGGTCACGTCCGCGCCCTCCAAAGCGGACGGACGTGGCCGACTATCAAAACATTCATAACAGCAACGAAGGAGGCAGTGAGCGAATACTCCAGAGCTATTACAGCTCCGAAGGTAACATCGAACACGACACTTGATCGAAGTAATAATATTATTATCGGTCGTATTCTTGATGGCGGTGAGATACCTGATTACCTTTTGAATCCAGACTCACCACATCGACAACAACTTATAGCAACTGGTTTAGTATCTGATAAAGATTTTGAGAAATACCTTGCACCTATAAACAAATAATGATAAGTAAACTTAGGAGGATTTACTATGCAAAGACAAGGGTTTATTGGTGGCAGTGATGCAACTACCATCATGCAATTCAAGTGGTACGATTTGTGGCTAGTGAAAACTGGTAGAGCAGAAGCTGAAGATCTGTCTGACAACATAGCTGTGCAGCTTGGATCTCATACAGAAAATTTTAATATCAAGTGGTTTGAAAAATCTACTGGATGTTTTGTTACAAAACAACAAAAGCAATTCAAGAAAACTATTGGTGATGTACCATTGGTTGGTACTGTTGATGGTATTGTTGTAGAATCAGCAGCTATTATCGAAGCCAAACATACCAATCCATTCAATGATATGAATGATATGATCGAACGATACATGCCGCAGATTCAACTCTACTGTCATGTATCTGGTGCTGAAGGTTGTCACTTGTCTGTAATATTTGGTAACAGTAAGTGGCAAAGTGCATTCGTGCATTACGATGAAGAGTACTTCAATAAGATGATGGTCTTCATCAATGATTTCTGGTGGCACGTTGTTAATGACAAAGAGCCTGTTGGCATAGATACCCCAGAAGATATTAGTATCAATCACATACCTGTTGATAACATGGTTGTTCGAGACGCTAGTACTGACAATGCATTTGTTGATGCATCGATCACATACATCAATGGACTCGAGCAGAACAAAGTATTTGAGAACGCCAAGAAGGATCTCAAGAATATGGTAGGTAGTAACGAGCGTGAAGTATTTTGTGACTACCTAACAATCAAACGCGATAAACGCGGATCACTCAGAATTTCAAAGAGGAGTAAGAAAGATGAGTAATATGGAAATATGGAACAAGCTTGCACCGACTGATGCAAAGTATCTGAAGCCAGTATCATTTGGTTCCAGATCTTTCTCAGCTATTGATCCACAGTATCAGATCATGAAGATGACTGAACAGTTTGGGCCAATCGGTTGTGGCTGGGGATGGGACAATGTAACTGAGGTTGTTCATTTCAGTAATGGTGACAGTGCTGTGATGGCTCATGTTACTGTATGGCATACAGATAACCATCATAGGTTTGGGCCATTCACTGGCTGCCGAAAGTTCTTTAATGCTACCAATGGTAGGACTGCTGAAGATGCGCCAAAGATGGCTATCACTGATGGGCTAACAAAAGCACTCTCACATATTGGTTGTGATGCTGATGTTTTCCTTGGCAAGATGGATGGCAATAAGTATACAGCAAAGAATAATGATGAGGATGATTATTAATTCTTGGGAAAGGTATGGTTAGTCACCTATGAAGGCCTGATCGAGGGGCAGGTTTCCCAAGAACCCCTCACCAAACTATCATGATTATTACTAGAGAAATGATACAAGAAATACCTTGTCCTAAATGCGGTGCAGGATCAGGTGTTTCGTGTGGGCATCGGAAAGATAAATCCAGAAGCCACCACAAAAGAATGCAAGCAGCGCAACAATTTTACAAAGGAGCCAGAAGCATGGCAGAATATGACAATACAAATTCGGGTGCAGTTTTCAAACCATTCGAAACTATGAAGATGATTCTTCAAGGTAAAGTAAACATCGAGGGCAATGACAGAAAAGTTGTACTCGTTGCTGATAAAACTAAATCAGATAAAAAAATTATTGAGGTGTACCAGAAGGTAGCTGTCCTGTTCGAAGAAGATAAGGGTGATAATGAAAAGCGTCCTGACTATTCAGGGCCAGTAGAAGACTATGCCACAAATAAAAATATGCGTATCGCTGCTTGGAAAAGGCAAAGTGAAAACAATAATAAATATATGAGCCTTTCTATCAGTGAGAAGCAAGGCAAAGGAGGCAATGACTTCGATGACAAGATACCATTCTGAATCATGGTATGAGTTACGAGACAGACAAAAACAGGAAAGGCTTGAACAAGTTCAGGCCTTTGCTACTTCTGGGGTAACTCAAACCAAAGCTGCAAAGGAACTGGGTGTTTCTCTGCAAACATTAAATAGATTTATTCAACTCAATTCAATTCACTGGCCTGTCAAAGAGCAGGGGAGAAGAGCCTAATGGAGTTCTTCACTGCATTAGTAATGGTATATCAGCTACGAAATACAGAAACAGAACTCATGATATGGTTCGAAGATTACGACACATGTTATGAGGCACAGTATGCGGCAGATGATCTATACCAATTAGCGCAGGGCGTTCAAATGTTCTGCTTAGAAAGTGACGTAGTGTCACGAATTATTAAACCTAAGAGGAGACCAGAATGAAAAAGGTTCAACTTACTGAAGATGAAATAGAAATGTTATTAAATGGCTATGATGCTTGGGCAGCTAACGATGGAGACACTGAGTATGGTGGCTATTCTAAAAAAGAAAGAAGAGCCATGAAATCAGCGCGTAAAGTTTTGTACGATGTTCTAAACGCTTAACTCAAAATGGGGTGCATCGATAAACGGACGTCTGCCTTGAGACCTACGGAGATCGATGTACTCATTCATAGCATCAGCCATTGTACCATCATACTCACCTATTGAATTGATATGCCATGCTGCTCCCCATCTAATATGAACACCAATATCTTTTGCAGCTTCTTTCATTGCATCAGCTATATCATCATAAAGATTTAATTCCCAAGATACTCTCGGCCCAATATAAGCAACGACATCTACCGCAATACCTTCAAGGTGTTTACTCTTCATTGTTTGACTCACACCCTTGTTCACTAATTCTAACTGTTGGTCGTGTGTTCTCAGCCCACCAAGATGAGGGATTCCGAAATCAATTTGAGTTATACCTATAGCATATTTGACCAAGGCTACCATGTTTGGATCAACACCTTCGAGCCTGTCTAAACTTCTTTGACTTAATTTAAAACTCATTTCTTTAGTCCTTTCATTGTACGAATACCAAAGCTTGCAGCTATTGAAGCATACATTGCCCAGCTAAACCACTGCGGAGCAGCCTGAAGATTTTCAAATCCTTGTTTCATATACGGTTGTAACCAAGGAACGAATGAGCCTAGCACTATGGCAATGAAGCAAAGAGTCCAAGCCTCATCTTTCCAGCTATCTGCACTAGCCTCGATAGCAGCTTGCTCCCAGCTAATTTCGCCAGTAGCAATCTTCATTTTAGTTTCAGCTTCAGCAGCTTTGACTTTTGCTTTGCTGTCAATAAATGTTGTAGCTAAATTTGCTACGCTTGAAAGTATTCCAATCATTCCCCTATCCTATCTGTCTTAGCTTCTTTACCTAACCACAATGCGAAAGATGCTGAAAGCATCGCAGTAACGAGCGATACGAACGCGCTCTGTTGAGTTGTTGGATCGGGCAAAGTCATAAACCAAAGACAAACTTTCCAAGTCAAAACAATCTGACAAAGAAATGCTAACCTAGGTAGTATCTTCAGTTGGTCTATCGCGCTTGCTGTTATCTTCACCATCTAAAAATTTCCTCGCTATTCTACTATCACTTACTTGTATAACCAGTTTGTTGTCATCTGTATATACAACCCATCTGTTGTACCTAACTTCAACTAATCTCACCTCATCCAGTCTCTAACGTCAATCCATCCCATATAATGCAAATATGCTGTAGCTCCCACAGCAGAGAACAGGAGAAGCACAAAGATCCCAGCTATGGTTACCATCATTTCTTGCCGTTCTATAGCCTCACGCCTCGCCTGAGCCTCTGCCTCACGCTTTTCCGCTAGAACTTCTCTTCTTATCTTTAGAAGCTCCAAGTATTTTGATCTCCCATACGTTTGAGTTATCCATTCTTTGAGTTCTTCTTCAGCTTCTGCTGCTTGGCGAACTTTAGCCCAGCGATCCAACGCCGTAGCATTGGTGCTTTTACCAGATACACCTTTCTTCTGTAGCGTTTTCTTAGCGTGGTCAGTTGCGTCAAAGAATTGTCCAATCTGTTTACTAAGAGAAGCTACGGACTTGCCAGTTTGTAAACCTAACTTGATTCCGCTAAGAATTGTTATGGGATCGACCATGTTTACATTCCATCTTTACGCGTAAACTCTATGGTCTTTTCTAGTATTGCAATGCGAGATTGCAATTTAACAATCTCCATCATGTGTTGAGTCATTCCTTCAAGATCATCCCAAGCCATTTCAAGATCATCCCAAACATCATTTATATCAAGCTCAATATCATCCAATCTATCAGCATTAGCTAATATATCTCTTTGCATATTAACTTTGTCTTGTACTTCTGATTGTGCAGAAAGCTGAGAAACAGTAGATTCTAAATTAGAAATTGTGCTTGCTTGTTGTGCAGTCCACCAAATAAAACCACCAATTTGAAGTATTACTACTCCAATTATACCGATGCTTACTTTTGGTAAACCATCCAAATTAACACGCCATTAATACACATGGAACCAAGAAAGAACCATCGTCATATGTATGACTTACATTTGTTGATGTAACTTTTGCTATTGTTTTACTTCGAACAATGTCATCACCTTGAGGTTTAGCTGTGCCATCACCAGCCGACATAAGTAAATCACCACGAGCCACAGTAACTCCTTGAGCAATACGAATAACCATATCGCCTGTCATTGCTATGTTCATGTCATTATTATCATCTGTTTCATCCCAATTAACAAACACACCAGCAACATTTGGATCACCTTCTACAGACGAAACAGCCATACAGTTTAACTGTTCATTCTTTTCAGTGTAAGCATCAGCAACATCATCCTCAGTTGCAGTTCTTTCAACACCTGAAGCTGATTTGATTGTATCGCCTTCAGCTACAGCAGCGTGTTCCCAAACACACATCTTATCAAGGTTAGTCATTACTGTGCCTTTAAGTATAGAGGCATCTTTTAATCCATTTGATAGTTGTGACCATCTTGCTAAGTGACCACCATTGAATGAAACAGTTGTACCACTAACCGATATACTACCTTCAAGACTACCTTCCGAATAAAAAAGTAATAAATAACCATCGGCATTGTTTCTATTTATATAAATTGCCGATGTACTATCTGTCGTTATTCCTAATTGCCCCGCAGAAAGGTTTTGCGAAATAGCATTGTGACCGTTACTTGCACCCGAAATAGGCCAATAAGAAGAACTAGAATAATTTCCTGCATACCAAGTTCCAAAACTGCCTTGGTCTTCATCAAAAAACATTGCAGGTCTACCATCACCACCCGATAAAACAATGTGAGGATTGGTATCAGTTGTTATATTTAAATTATTATCATTACCACTAAACATACCGAGAATGCTATGCGAAGATCCAGTCGTTACTGCATTTCCTGCCCCTGCACCGCAAAAAGTGTTTCCGTTTGCAGTACCTTGCAGATTTGTTCCAGAGCTTTCACCTATTGCTGTATTACTGTTTCCTGTTAGTGGAGTTGCGCCAACACCTTGTCCTGCTTGACTGCCAACAAATGTTGAATTTGTTGCTGTTGAAGCAAACTTTCCTGCATCATGACCCAACATTGTACAATCGTCTGTATTTAGATTAAGTGCCGCGTCATGTCCTAAAACTGTAGTACGATTTCCGCTCGTCAAATTTGCTGCCGACCTATAACCTACCGCAGTGTTTTCAGAACCACCGTTTTGGTCTTGTAATGCTTGATATCCTATAGCCGTATTGTTTGATGTCGTATCTTCTGTAGATAACGCTTCATGACCAATTGCTATATTATTAGCACCAGTAGTCAAAGCATCGCCAGATAATCCTCCCATTAACACATTGTTTGTTCCTGTGGTGATTGCTACCCCAGCTTGATATCCAACAGCCACGTTATGAGCATCAGCACCAGCGTTTTGTACTCTTAGTGCCTGAAAGCCAATAGCAACATTATTACCATTACCATCTTCAGTTTCTAATGCTTCATGCCCAACGGCTACGTTATTGTTGCCAGTGCTTATTGCAAGACCAGCATCTTTGCCTATCACCACATTACTATTTCCTGATGTAGCGGCAGCTAAAGCATTTGAGCCAACAGCCACATTGTCATGGCCTGTCATAATAGCACCGCCACCAGCACCATAACCAATTAGTGTTGAATCATCTGTTGTTGTTGCAGCATCACCAGCTTTAGATCCTACAATAGTGTTTCTGCTACCTGATGTAATATCATGTCCAGCTTCATCGCCAACAGCTACATTATCTACGCCAGAATCATTAGCCTTTAAAGCTTGAAAACCAACCGCAGTATTATCTGTTGCTGTAGTAGATGTTGATAATGCACCACTACCAACAGCTACATTACTATTTGCTGTTGTATTTGCTTTTAGAGCATCTTTACCAACCGCTACTAAATCATCACCAGTTGTAGTTGCGGTTAAAGCATCATGACCAACTGCTGTGTTATTACCCCCTGGGCTGCTAGAGTCTAAACTATCAAGTGGTGTATTTCCTAAAGCAACATTATTTGTTCCAGTCGGAAAGTTTCCTACACCAATTTTAAAACCACCAGCCGTTGATCCATCATGAATACGAACCTGATTAGCTGTTGTGTCAAAACTAAGCTCGCCTATTGCGCCAGTAAACGCATTGTTTTCTGTTGCCGTACCTCTTCTTAGTTGTACTTGGATAGCCATTTATACGCTCCCATAATCGTTAATAGTGACAGTTGCATTAGCAACACTTCCATAATCATTAACTGCTGTTAATACTCCTGAGTTAATATTTGATGCTACTAAATTAATATTTGATAAAGAACCAGCTACATTGCCAATATCTGTTGCATCAGCAGCTACAGCAGTAACATTAGAACTAATTCCAGCAACGGTAGTAACATTACTAGAGATACCAGCAACAGTATTTACGTTAGAAATACTTGAAGCTACTGTCCCAATGTCTGTTCCATCAGCAGCAACAGTATTAATATTAGATGCATTACCTGCTACAGCAGTTACATTAGAAGATATACCAGCGACTGTAGTAACATTTGTTTTTATTGCAGCTAATCCAGATATTGCATCTGTTGCTATTGTACCATCTTCTATATCTGCAAGTGTTCCTATATCTGTTGTTATTGCAGCTAAACTTTGTACATCTGCTATTTTTGGCCCAGCTTCGGCTGCACCTGTTGTAGCATTAAAACCAAGAACAGTACCTTTTCGAGTAGCAAGTAAAGGTATTTGAGTATCTACTTCACTATCATAATCTATAAGTTTTAATGATCTATCAACAGAATCTTGTAAATCAGCAGCTATAGCAGTAAATCTATCAAGTTCTGTATTTAATGAAGATATATTAAATGGACCAGATGTAGGAAAATCAGTTGTTCTTTGTTGACTTATTGATCTTGTAATAACAACAGTTGATCCACCTGATGCTCCTGTTACAGATATATCAACAGAACCAGTAGATCCATTGCCACCAGCTACAGTATAATGAGTTGTAATAGTTTTTAATGTATTATCAACATATACATTTAAATCAGCAGCATCAAAAAATTCAAAAGGAACAACAAATATTGTTTGAGTAACTCCTTGAGCTACTGAATAAGATATACGAGGATCGTTATCTGCAATGTTAATAGTCATAGAATATCCTTTTGTTTCCCATAACAGTTAGTTTTTATATTCTCAACGCACAATTATTCAAAACCTTCTGCAAAATCACCAAGAGCATTTTTAAGTTTATTGGTATATGGTTTAAGAAACATATTCCAAATCAATGGAATTTGTTTGACTGCTTGTTCAGTTCCTTCTCCATATTCCCCTCTAGCAAAATCTTGTAAAGTTTTAACAAACCCATAACTATAATCAGCAGGTGCGCCAAATATAGATACAACACCGCCTAACGCATCTGGATCTTCTACAAACTTTGGAGCAAATGGAGTTGGGTTTTCAATGTCAAATGCCATGCCCATTTCAAATGATCTATAAAGCATATCACTATGAAATGCTGCTAATCCTGAAAAATCAAACGACCTAAGAATCTTATCCTCAATATCCATTTCATTCCATGCATAATCAGGAGTTCTAAACTTAACAATATTGTATCCAAAAAACATAGCTACCGCAGAATGCACTGCCATGTTTACTCCTCGAATACCACCTTGAGCATAGTTAGTTGTTACTTTGTTTAGTGCACCAACTGTATATGTATAAAATGTAAATGGTAATGCTAAGAAAGGATGCTCTAACTCTGCATATCCTCTAACTCTTTTGCTTTCTTTTAAACCAAACTCTTTTGCTAAACTCATAGGTAAATATGTTTTACCAGACATTGCTAATGGTTTATCAGCAGGTGTACCCATAATAATTCTGTTCATTACACCAGAGCGCAATGCAGTTTGAAAAGCCTCTAATGCACCTTGATCTGTCCATGCATCTGTATTTCCTAGTATAAAACCATTCTTAGTTGTTTGAGTTGGTTGTTTAGCAATTCGTTTTGCCATCCTTTTATTAATATTATATCTAGCTAAAAATTGAGTTTCAAATTTTGTAAGAGAATCTCCTCTAGCTAATTTCTGTGTCATCTCAATAATACTGTG